CGATTATATCGAGTCGCCACTGATTGAGTCTATTCTTGGTATTTCTACTCTGGACTGATATAACTCACTGTGTGCCCTCTGGTCGTTAGACAGAGCGTCAGCGATGTTGACACTGGGGGGCACCTTATGTTATGATATGAGTATCACATAGGGTGATGCGTAAATGACAGCGTTTGACAGTGTTTTGCGGTTGTGGGGTTATGCGCCGTGCGGGCGTTGCGGTTATAAAAAAGGCAAACTACCCTAACCTACAAACCTTTGAAAGAGCGAGAGAGATATCAATCTAAAAAAATTTCTGCCAGGTAAAAATCTCCTCACAGAGTCTCATATATAATGGGACTCTTTTTTATGTGAGTTAAAAAAAAAAATTCTGACAAAATTTTATGCCGCCCACTATGAATTTAACGGAAAAAGTATACCACATCTATGCAAAGGATAGATGCTTATATCATAGTCTTTCAAAGGAAAAATTCGACGAATTATGGGAAACTATTCACATAATGATTGAGTTACTTGATGGAAATGTTAGGAAAGAAGAGTTATCCTATGAAGAAGTTACGGTTAACCGGTTTATTTCTACAAACTCTTCCTATTGACAAATTCTAAATAAACTGATAAAATTGATCTGAAGGTTGATTAAACTTTATGGCAAAAGGATTTACGGTTAAGGCTGCAGCACCAAAGGTTTCAGAACAAGAATGGGACTTTGATGCAATTCGAGAAAGAATGCGAGGAAAGTCAATTGTATTTTGTCTTCCAGGTCGTGGGTGTTCTTTCACATTTTTAAAAGCATTTGTACAATTATGCTTTGACTTAGTACAGAATGGAATGAGTATTCAAATCTCACAAGATTACTCATCAATGGTGAACTTTGCCCGTTGTAAGGTACTGGGGGCAAATGTACTACGTGGTCCCAAGCAAATTCCCTGGGATGGCAAACTTGAATATGATTATCAACTTTGGATTGACTCGGATATTGTTTTTGATTCTACCAAGTTCTGGCAATTATGTGATCTTTCTCTTCCTGCTAATGGAGAAGAAAAGGAAATTGCTGCAGGATGGTATGCTACTGAAGATGGTGTCACAACCTCTGTCGCACACTGGTTGGAAGAAGATGACTTCCGCAGTAATGGTGGAGTCATGAATCATGAAACTACAGAGTCAATGGCAAAGCGTAAGAAGCCCTTCACTGTTGATTACACTGGGTTTGGTTGGGTATTGATTAAGAAGGGTGTTTTTGAAAACCTTGAATATCCTTGGTTTGCTCCGAAGATGCAAGTATTTGAATCTGGTGCAGTTCAGGACATGTGCGGCGAAGACGTTTCATTCTGTCTTGATGCAAAGGATCAAGGATTCGAAATCTGGTGCGATCCACGGATTCGTGTTGGACATGAGAAAACTCGTATTATCTGATGGCAGAAAAATATTACAATCTTTTATACAAAGGTCGTAAAATCTATCAGGATCTCACTGCAGAAGATTGTAGTGAGATTCTTCAAGACTTCTCCGAACGTTTTTACGAAGGAGAAGACATTGATCCAAATTTAATTGAACTGGAGGAAATTTATGGCAGTTAGGGCAAAAAATGGTCCAAGCTCATTGGCACCGGGTTCTCCTAAGAAGAGTCGTCAGGGGCAATCGTCTCGTACTTTATTATCGGCAACCTCTCGTAATGGTAAAAAGAAAAAATATAGAGGACAAGGGAATAGATAAATCCCATCTCAGAGGCACCTGTGTGGTCCTGTAAGAGGATTAATTACATTCTTAGATTACTATATCGCCCGCTTCATTGAAGTAGGGCGATTTTCTCGTATAGATAGGTAAAGATAAATGCACGGGATAGCAACCCCGTAAAAAGTTCTGATTTAATCAAATCAGGAGAGCAAACAAATGGGAAAATCATCAGATCGTGATTCCAAATACATGCATCATATGTGGGGAACAGATAAATTAGTGACTGATTATGACGCTTTAACGAAGCAATCAATGCTTCGTGAGATAGCAAATGATGAAATCACACCTAAAAAGCACGATTTCTTCTCTCAGAATGAGATTCATAAAAATATTCGCAATGATTCTGATTATGATGATTGGGAGTACGGTACAGAACCACTCTATGAAGCCAAAAAATGATGATAAATAAGTTATAATTATAAACTTTGCGGTATTTTAATGCCATTACAGAGGGTTAGTCAGGGATTTAAAGATTTGAGTATGTCATTTCAGATTAACCCTCTGAACAATGACTTGATTGCACTCAAAAATGAAAATGCGATAGCAAGATCAATAAGAAATATTGTATTTACTGTTCCTGGTGAAAAATTTTTTAATGAAAATTTTGGATCTATAATTAGCGGAGCACTTTTTGAAAATTTGGATGACATTTCTGCTGTTCTTATCAAGGAAGAAATTGAAAACTCCATCAGAAACTATGAACCAAGAGTCAAATTGAGGTCTGTTTTGGTAAATGCTAATTATGATAACAATTCCTTTGACGTAACAATCACATATTCTGTCATCGGAGCAAATGTTACTCCACAACAACTAGAATTCGTTTTGCAGTCAACTCGATAAATGGCACTATCAAATTTTACAAATCTGGATTTCGACCAGATAAAGACAAATATAAAAGATTACTTAAAAGCCAATTCAGATTTTACTGATTATGACTTTGAAGGATCCAACCTTTCATCAATTCTTGATGTCTTAGCATACAATACGTACATTACCTCATATAATGCCAACATGGTGGCAAATGAGGCATTTATTGATAGTGCAACTCTTAGAGAAAACGTCGTTGCTCTTGCAAGAAACATTGGTTATGTTCCCAAATCAAAGAGAGCATCAAGAGCAACCGTAAGTTTCTTTGTAGATACCTCAAATATTACTCCAGCACCAGCAACTTTAACTCTTCAAAGAGGTCCTGTAGCGACAAGTAATGGTGCATTTGGAAATCAATCCTTTGTATTTTCAATTTTAGACGATATTACAGTACCAGTTTACAATAATATTGCATCATTTAATGAAATTGAGATTTATGAAGGTATTTTGCTAACAAATACTTTTGATTATAATCTAAGAAATCCATATCAAAAGTTTGTTCTTCCAAATTCCGGAATTGATACTACATTAATGTCTGTAGTTGTAAGAAATAGTCAACAATCTTCAATTTCAGTCAAATATAATCTTCAGGATAGTTTATTTGATATTAATGGTTCTTCAAAGGTGTATTTTATTCAAGAAATTGAGGATGAAAGATATGAATTGATATTTGGTGATGGAGTTTTTGGAGCATCTCTTTTAGATGGAAGTTTTATTTCTGCATCATATATTGTTACTAATGGTGATGCAGCAAACGGAATAAATCAATTTGCATTTTCTGGTAGAATTGTATATATCAGAAACTCCAATGAATACGTAGTCTCTTCGGGAATTTCATTAATATCTACTGGACTTGTTGCAAATGGCGGAGAAAATATTGAGTCTGTAGAATCCATTAGAAAATATGCACCAAGAATCTATGCGTCTCAAAATAGAGCTTTAACAGTTAATGACTATGAAACCTTGATTCCAGAAAAAATTTATCCAGAAACAGAATCAATATCAGTATTTGGTGGTGAAGAATTAATTCCACCTCAATATGGAAAGGTCTTTATTAGTATTAAACCAAGAAGTGGGGATTTTCTTCCCAATGTGATAAAAGAAAATATAAAAATGCGATTGAAAAAGTATGCAGTTGCAGGAATTGTTCCTGAAATTTTAGATCTTAAATATCTTTACTTGGAAATTGATTCAAAAATCTACTATAATTCAAACTTAGCACCCAGTTCTACATACGTTTCTTCAATTATTCAAGATAATGCAAATAAATATGCAGAATCTAGTGAGTTAAATAAGTATGGAGCAAGATTCAAATATAGTAAATTTTTGAAAGTTCTTGATGATAGTCATGAATCAGTTACTTCTAATATTACAACTCTTCAAATGAGAAGAGATCTGAGAGTATCAATTAACTCAATAGCAGAATATTCTATTGGATTTGGAAATGAGTTTCATATTAAAAGTATGAACGGTTATAACATAAAAACAACTGCATTTAAGGTAAGTGGACTTATAAATGATGTTTACCTTTCAGATGTTCCAGATACAAATAGAACAACCGGTTCTTTGTTCCTATTCACTGTTCCAACAGTTTTTTCTACTACACCCACAATTGTTAAGAGAAATGTTGGAAAAATTGACTATAAGAAAGGAATTCTTACATTATATCCAATTAGCATTTCATCTGCAAAAATAAAGGACGGACAATCAATTCTTGAAATCTCTGCATCTCCACAATCAAATGATGTGATAGGATTGCAAGACTTATATCTACAATTAGATATTAGTAAAAGCAATTTTGAAATGGTTATTGACGAGGTTTCATCTGGGTTGGATCCATCAGCATCAAACTATATCGTAACTTCAAGCTATTCAAACGGAAATTTAGTAAGATCATAATAACATGGTAGAAAAGAGAATTAAAATCAGCAACGTTGTAAAGAATCAACTACCTTCTTATGTGAGGGAGGAATTTCCGTTAGTTTCTGAATTTTTATCACAATACTATTTGTCTCAGGAATTTAAGGGAGCTCCTGCAGATCTAATTCAAAATATTGATCAATATATCAAAATAGATGAGAGCAGCAGAACTCCTGAATCAGTTATCCTTGCATCCAATATATCATTTGTTGATACAACCATCTACATTGAATCACTATATGGTACAAGAGGATTCCCAGATTCTTATGGAATCTTACAAATTGATGATGAAATTATTACCTACACAGGAAAAACTTTCGACTCCTTTACTGGATGTATAAGAGGATTTTCTGCAATAACATCATTAAAGGGCAATAATGATTTAAATCAATTAGTATTCAAAGATACCGATTCTCAAGAACATGCTGCGGGAGCAGTTATTCTCAATCTAAGTGACTTATTTTTAAAAGAATTTCTATTAAAAACAAAATATCAGATTCTTCCTGGTTTCCAAGATAGAATTCTATACAGTGAACTAAACCAATCACTTTTCATAAAACAAGCAAAAGACTTCTATAATAGCAAAGGAACTGATAAATCTTTTTCTATCCTATTTGGTGCTTTGTACGGAGAGGAAGTAGAAATCATTAGACCAAAAGATTTTCTATTGAAACCATCAAATGCTAATTGGAAAAATACTTTAGATTTAGTTGTAGAAAGTATTTCTGGCAATCCTATCGATATTCAGGATTCTACCTTAAGGCAGGATACGTATAAGAATATATCAAAAGCACGTGCTCCAATATCAAAAGTAGAATTAATAAGTTCAAATGGCAATAATGAATATTATAGACTAAGTTTGGATTCTGGATATAATAGAGATCTGGAGTTTAATGGGGCTGTTTATGGAGAATTTTCGGTACACCCAAGAACTTATTTGATTGGAAACTCGAATTCAAATGCATCAACATTGGATGTTGATTCTACAATAGGATTTCCGGAATATGGAGATCTTAGAGTTACTTATGATGATGCAACAGTAGGGACAATATCATATACTTCAAAATCAATAAATCAATTTTTTGGATGTTCTGGAATAGTAGGAATAATTCCCGATGCATCTCCAATCGATATCGATACTTATGCATATGCACCATCATTTAAAAATCCAAGTGAAACAGTTAAGTTAAGAATAACTTCTGTTTTGAATGATATTGTAATTGATAGACAAACTTACAATTATGGAGTAGATGATGAAATTAAAATAATAACTCTTGGCAAAAAATCCAATAATTACGGTAAAAACAATTGGTTCTTCAATACCGCACAGAGTTATGAAGTAAAGTCATTATCACTTGTTGATGCTTCTGATATGACATATTCAATTTTATTGAATGTTACACATTCTTTAAGAATTGGAGATAAAATACTGCTATCAGACGATTCTGGATTAGAAAAGCAATCTATAGTTTCTTCAGTCTTATCTGAGAAAAGTTTTACTGTTAAGGGACAGGGAGAATTATCACTTTCCAGAATTTATACTATTCGGAGATCTATTTTAAAGGTAGAATCTCAAATTTACCCAGAACTTTCTAATGTATGTGCCAATATACAGAATGTCTATGAATATAAGAGAAAAGTGTTGGCATCTACAAACTCTCTTCCATATTATTACAACCAACCAATTAATGCCACAGATAGATCTATAGTATTTTCTGGCAATTTTATTGGATCTGAATTTGAAATAACTACAAATTCAGATCATGGATTTTATAGTGGGGAATGTGTATACTATACACCAGAGAAGTATGGAGAAAGTTTAGCAGTTTATTCTTCACTATTCAGTGAAGGGATATACTATATTAAAAGAGTGAGTTCAACCAAGGTCAAATTTGCAAGAAGCAAATCTGATTTATACAATTCAAAGTTTGTATCATTAGACAACTTAACACCAGTAAATAATAACAAAATTGAATATTTTAAATTTAAAGGAAAAAAACTTACTCCACAAAAGATTTTTAGAGAGATTTCTGAACCCATAGCATCTGATAAAGTCAATGCCACAAATACTGGATCGACTGGTATTTTTATCAATGGTGTCGAACTTCAAAATTACAAATCAACAGATGTAATTAATTATGGAAAACTTGAAAAGGTTGATATTATTGCATCTGGATCAGATTGGGATATTATTAATCCACCAAAGTTAATCATTGACGATTTAGTTGGAGTAGGTGCTACTGGTTATTGTTCTGTTAAAGGATCACTTTCAAAAATTCAGATTGTAGATCCTGGTTTTGGATATTCTGAAATGCCATCAATAAAAATAACTGGTGGTAATGGGTATGGAGCAGTTGTAGAACCAGTTCTAACTTTAGTAAAGCATAGTGCTACATTTAATTCAGAATTGACATCAAATTTGGTTGGAATCGGAACAACTCAATCTACTATTGAATTTTCAACATATCACAAATTTACTACTTCTGAAAGAGTATTATATAAAACTAATGGACAAAAAGCAATTAGTGGTTTGACGACAAATTCTGAATATTATGTTTCAGTAAAAACTCCATATAGAATAACTTTACATAAAAATATTGAAGATTCAATATCGGGCATAAACACAATTACCTTACTTTCATACGGAATAGGTAATCATGAAATTGAAGCATTTACTAAGAAAAATATTATTTCTTCAGTTAATGTAAAAAATTCTGGAAGTGGTTATGAAAATAAGAAAAGAACCGTTTCGGTAAGTGGAATTAGTACGGCTTCCGATACTATTAATATTACAAATCATAATTATTCTGATGGAGAAATTGTATATTATTCAACATTAGGGACGCCAATTGGTGGGTTGACTAATGGCACAGAGTATTATGTTACTTTTATTGATAATGATAATTTCAAGTTATCAAATGTTGGAATTGCATCAACCTTAAAGGATTATTATTACACAACAAAACAATACATTAAATTAACTTCTACTGGGTCCGGAATCCATGAATTTAATTATCCAGAAATTAAAGTTGAGATAGAAGGAAAAATTGGCATTTCTTCAGTTTCTCAAGATTATTTTTCAGCAGAAGTGCAACCTATTTTTAGAGGAGAAATAACTTCTGTTCATTTATCCAATAATGGAGTTGGGTATGGATCTTCCGAAGTTATTAACTTTGACAGACAACCAACTTTTGAATTAATTTCTGGGTCAGATTGTCAACTAACTCCTGTAGTGTCAAATGGGAAGATTATCGAAGTTTTAATCAATTCAAAAGGAAAAAATTATAATTCTCCACCAGAACTTGCGATTATTGGTTCTGGAGTTGGTGCTGTCCTGACTCCAATCATATCAAATGGAGAAGTAGTTTCTGTTAAGGTTATTCAGGGTGGAATTGGTTATATCCAAGGATCTGCATTTATAACAGTTACTCCATCCGGAGCAAGATCATCTACATCTTTTAGAGCAAAAATAACATCTTGGAGAGTAAATCTCTTTGAAAAATATTTCAATTCAATTTCAAATGATGATGGATTTTTAGCAGAATCACTGGACCAAAAATCTGGATTAAAATATACCCATTTATATGCTCCAAGAAAATTAAGAGAAATTATATATTCTTCAGACCAATCGGGAAAAGTTTTATTTGGCAAGTATGATCTCAAAAAAGCAAGGAATACTGAAGTAACCTCAACAGATCATTCACCAATTATTGGTTGGGCTTATGATGGGCATCCAATTTATGGTCCATATGGATATACCAATAAATCAGGTGGTAGTGTACTGCAGATGAAATCTGGGTACAAGTTAGATCTAAAGAGTAATCGTCCACCTCTAAGTATTTTCCCTGAAGGATTTTTTATTGAAGATTATACATATAAAAAAATTAGCGATGAAGATGTATTGGATGAAAAAAATGGAAGATTCTGTGTAACACCAGAGTTCCCACAAGGAACGTATGCATATTTTTCAACTTTCAATACACTTCCAGATTCTTCAGGAAAATTCCTTGGATATAAAAGACCAACCTTCCCATATGTAATTGGTGATTCTTATAATTCAGAACCAAATGAATTCAACTTCAAATCAACTTCAAACCAAGAAGACTTTGATCTTAATACTAATACTTGGTTAAGGAATACCTCCACATATAATTTACTGGAAGGGACTGTTGATTACAAATATTTGCAAATACCAAATAAACTAAATCAAACTTCAAAAATTAAGTACGTTTCTTCTGGGTCAATAGAATCTGTAGGTATTTTTACTGGAGGTAGAGATTATAAGGTTGGAGATAGGATTAAATTTGACAATACTGGAACAGATGGATTTGGAGCAGAAGCAACAGTTTCCAGTTTGGAAGGTAAGAAGGTAGATTCTATTAGTGTAGCATCAACTTCTATTAGTAATTTTGAGATATCTGTAGGGACAGATAGAGGAGAATTTTTACTTTTTTCCAACTATAATCATAACTTTAAAAATAACGATATTGTAAGAATATCTGGGATGAATACGTCATCATCTCTGATAGAAGGTTCTTATAGAGTGGGCGTATCATCAAATACTCTATATTTAAAATCTGGAGTTGGAACTGCAGGATACACTGGAATTGTTACATATTTTACTGTATTTGGCAACCTCAACTATCCGTATGTAAAAGTTAATGATGTATTGAGTATTGGTACTGAGAATGTAAAGGTATTAAAAGTTCATAAGGAGTTCTCAAGTATTAGAGTTTTAAGGCAAACTGAAGGCACTGTTGGAATATCACATACTGCATCCGAAGTCCTTTATGAAAATTCAAGAAAATTATCAATAAACGTTGGATATAACACAACATTTGATTATAAGTTAAATAAAGAAATTTATTTTTATCCCCAAGAATCTGTTGGTGTTGGTACACGATCAGGAGTTGGTATTGGATCAACACTTAGAACTTACAGTCCTGTTGGAATTGTAACTATCTTTGTACCAACAAAATCGATTCTGTTGCCATCCCACGGACTAAAGACTGGAGATCAAATTACATATTATACCAATAGTGGATCGCCAATTGGAGTGTCTACAAATGGAATCTCCACTTCTCTATCGTTGTCAAATGGATCTACGTTATATGTTGCCAAATTAACGGACGATTTAATTGGTATTGCAACAGTTAAAGTTGGACTTGGTTCAACAGGAACTTTTGTTGGGATTAATAGTACCACTTCTAACACAAGTACATTATTCTTTACTGGAATTGGAACAGGTTCTTATCACAGCTTTAAAACAAACTACCAAAAACTTACCGCAAATGCAACTAAGAATGTAGTAACTGTAAGTACAGCAGAAACTCATGGATTGTCAATTTATGACAAGGTAACTGTCAACATTAATCCTAATGCAAATATAACGTACATTATTGCATATGATGATTATCACAGAAAGATGTTGGTTAATCCCAAATCTTTTTCATCTGTAGGGATAACAACATCGACAGGAAATATTAATATACCTAACCATGGGTTTGTTAGAGGTCAAAAAGTTCTTCACACTTCAAATTCTCCTGCAATTGGATTATTGAATGAAAAGTTCTATTATATAATAGATGTTGATTCTGATAATATTAAACTTTCGGAAAATTACTATGATTCGTTAAGCACAAATCCATCTATTGTCGGCATTTCCAGTGCTTCTAATGGAATTTTATCTGCAATAAATCCTCCAATTAAAGCATATAAGGATTCTACTGTAGTATTTGACGTATCAGACTCTTCTTTATCATATATTAAGCAATCATCAAATTATTCTGCATTCAAATTAGAATTTTTTACAGATTCAAATTTTAAAGATGTTTTTGAAAAAACAGAACTTAATACAACTTTTGAAATTGAAAGATCTGGAAAGGTTGGAATATCATCTAATGCAAAAGTTACTCTAAAAGTCAATAAGTATTTTCCACAAAAATTATATTATAAATTAATTCCAGTATATGAAAGTGATCTACCGACAGAAAAAGTAGAAATTTCTATTGATACAAGCATCGATGGATATGGAAGTATTTCTATTGACAATAGTTTATATAATGGAACTCATACTGTAAAATCATCCTCAAATACATTATTTACTTATGATTTGGAAGTATTGCCCGAATCAGTTTCTTATGCATCATCAACATCCGATCTCAGGTATACCACAACTTCAACAACTGCCACTGGACCAATTGATAATGTAGAAATTAATAGTCGTGGTAAAAACTATTACTCACTACCAACAATATACTCAATAAATTCTGGAATTGGCACTGAAGCATTGCTTGATGTCAAAAGTACTTCCATTGGAAAGATTGAAAGAACCAAAATTGTTGATATTGGATTTGATTTTTCTTCTGATAAGACAGTTAGACCAACTGCGATTTTACCACAAATTATAAAAATTGACTCTTTAGCATCTTTTGAATCTATTGGAATCAGTTCATTTGGTAAAGGTTACAATTCACCTCCAAAGTTGTTAGTATTTGATGGAAAAACAAACAAATTGGTTCCAGAAGCTGACATTCGATATAATTTAGGAGATATAAATGTAAAAATTTATAAAAATGTTGATGGAATTAATGGCATAACTCCAATTATTTTGCCAACACAAAATACTAATGGTGTTGGAATATCATCAATTTCATATGATTCAGTAACAAATAATGTTACAGTAACACTTTCCGTTGGATTTAGCACTACAAATTCATTCCCATTTGAAGTTGGTGATAAGGTTCTTATTGAGAATATAGGCGTAGGGATAAACTCCGAAGGTAAAGGATATAATTCGGAAAATTATGACTATAAATTATTCATAATCAATAACGTTGATGCAAATATTGGAGGAATAGGTACAGTTTCTTATAGTTTGTCCGGACTTCTAAATTCCTCAGAATATCCAGGAATTCATGATATTGAAAATTCTGTTGGTAGAATTATCCCACAAAAGCATTTTCCAATTTTTAATCCTGTCCTAAAGAAAAATGATTATAAGACGGGTGAAATTGTTGAATCAGGCACATCAACAGGAATTGTAGAAAATTGGGATCCAAATACAAATTATTTAAGAGTTTCTACTAAGGATGAATTCAAAGTTGGAGAAACTATTGTTGGAAAGGGAAGTAAAACTATTGGAATTGCCTCTTCAACAACTCCATTTATCACAAGTTACGTAGTTGAAGCATATTCGGACGTTACTTCTGGTTGGAATTCTGATAGTGGATTTTTGAATAATAATTTACAAAGATTGCATGATAATGAATACTATCAAAATTTCTCATATTCAATTAAATCCAAGGTGGATTATGATACTTGGAAAGATGCAGTGAGTTCTTTGAATCATGCGGCTGGGTTTAGAAAATTTGCAGATTTGCAAATTGAATCTAAATTGGAAGATGGTTTAGAAAATTCATTAGTAGTAGGTCTTTCAACACAGTCTACTTCATTTGAAGTTATCAATGACATCATTGGGTTTGCAAATCTCAATTGTGTATATGATTTTGATCTTGTAAAAGAAAATTCATTGAAAGTTGCACCTAATATAATTTCAAATGAGATTACTTTTACAAACAGAGTTTTGAGTGATTACTTGGAGTCTGTTGGCAATAGAGTTCTTACTATTGATGATATTTCACAATATTTCAATAGCAACCCAAGACCAAGTAAATTTAGTGCAGCAAAAAGATTTTATCTATCTGATGCAAGGGCACAAAAATACATCGTTTATGTAAGAGATAAAAGGTATTTGGATAGACGACAGATAATGCTCGTTTCCCTACTTCATGATAATAGTTTTGGATTTATTAGTCAATATGGGAGAGTGGAAAGTGAAAAAGATTTAGGATCTTTTGACTTCGTTATTGAAGGAATTGAAGGTATACTTACATTCTATCCAAATTTTTATTCAGTAAATGATTATGATATTACAACTCTTTCATATAACATTCATGACGATTTAATTGCAACTGGAGAAGTACTAAATTGTGGAGGAGTTGTTGAAGTTGATAGCACTTCATCAGTTATTAGTATTGGATCCACAAACTTAATTTCTATTCCAAACACGTTTAGATCTATTAAAGTTTTTACTGAAATTATTTCAGACAATAATGAATATCAATCAGATGAACTATTAATTATTCACGATGGTAATGATGTTGACTATATTGAATATGGGCAATTATCTACAACTTCTCTCGATACTTATGGAAATTCCGGTTTTGGTACTTATTATCCAAAACTGAGTGGATCTCAAATAAAACTTGATTTTGTACCAAGGGTTGGTGTTGCAGCGACAGTAAATACAATTTATATCGCATTAAAGGACGAATCTTCGTCAGGTATTGGTACTGTTGAACTGAAGCATTCTCTTTTAGAGGGAAGATCTACATCTATTGCATCAACTGTATCACCAGTTCCGGTAGTAATTTCAGATTATATTGATAACTATGACGGTGCATATGCAATAGTTCAAGTTTCGGATATTACAAATAATAAACATTTTGTCTCCGAAGTTACTTTAGTTGATGACGATAATGAAGTGTATCTTTCGGAGTTTACATTTAGTGATGGTTCTGGGATAGGAACTATTGGAGCTCAAAGGAATTCAAAAACGCAATTGATATTTACTCCAAATCCAAATATCAATGTTAATGTAAAGGTATTTCTCAATGCACTTAGATATGAAGATGATGAGCGTGACTCTATTTCTATTGATAATACAACAATTGAAACGTCTTATGGGCAATATTTTGGAACTGAGAGAGAGATTAAAAAATCTTTTGAAATTTATCATAAAAATTATAAAATATTTGAGAGAGATTTTGATGGTAGCAATTCCTCAGTAGTTGATATTTCAGAAAACACAATTCAAATTCCAAACCATTTCTTTGTTAGTGGCGAAAAATTAATCTATAGTCATTCTGGTGCAGGAAGTACGCAAGCAATTGGAATTGCAGCAACTAATTTTGTAGGAATTGGAGTAACAACAAAATTACCCTCAGATGTATATGCTGTTAAGGTAAATGAAAATATTATTAAACTTGCAAGAAGTGCAGAAGATTCTCTTCTAAATGTACCAAAAGTTATTAATATAACAAATGTTGGAATAGGTACATCCCACACACTTACTGCAACTAATCAAAATGCAAGAGTAATTATTGCCATAGACAATATTATCCAATCTCCAATTGTATCGACCGCACTAACAAGTTCATTGTCAGTAAATCTTTTTAGCACTGATGACGTTCTTTACTTCAATTCTGGCATTTCATCTTTCTTTGGTGGAGATTTAATTAAAATTGGCGATGAAATTATGAAGATTTCATCTGTTGGTGTTGGAAGTACGAATGCAATTAGAGTTCAAAGACCTTGGTTAGGAACAAATGCTTCGGCATATTCTAACAATACTTTAGTCACCAAAGTTACTGGAAATTTTAATATTATAAAAAATACTCTCAATTTTGTTGAGGCACCTTATGGAAGACTTCCATTTAGCAGTTCAACGAATGCTGCAGATGACATAGATTGGAGTGGAATATCTACCAGTTCTAATTTCCAAGGAAGAACATTCCTGAGGTCAGGTTCTCCAAATTCATCTTATGAAACTTATTCCAGAAATTACATTTTTGATGATATATCAACACAATTTAACGGATCAGAAAGAAACTTTAATTTAAAATCAAATTCTTCCAATATCACCGGAATTTCATCAGAAAAAGCAATCATTCTTATTAATGATGTATTCCAAGGTCCAGGATTAACATATGATTATACATTAAACGAAACTACTGGAATTACATCAATTAGATTTACTGGAACTGCAACATCATTTAGATCTGATGTCAATACATCAAATCTGCCAATTGGAGGAGTAATCATATCCGTAGGTTCATCGCAGGGATTTGGTTATCAACCATTGGTTTCTGCTGGAGGAACTGCAATTGTGTCTATAGCAGGCACAATTTCTTCTATTAGTATTGGAAATAGTGGTTCTGGATACCGAAGTGGGTCTCAGATTGTCAGAGTTGGTGTAGGAACTTCCTCAACGGGTACTCCAAAAATTGAATTTATTGGAACAGCAGTCGTAAGTAATGGTCGAGTTGTAAGTGTTGCAATTACAAACCCAGGATCTGGATATACTTCAACAAAAGCACCATATGTTGTAATTGATGATCCACTTTCATATTCAGATATTCCACTGAAGTATACATCTTCCTCATCCGGTTTTGGAACAGAAGCAACGGTTGATGTTGTCGTTGGTTCTGGTTCAAGTATTATTGAATTTGAATTCAAAAATAATGGATATGGATATGGTCAGGGAGATATCTTAACAATTCCTATTGGCGGCATAACCGGAATTCCTACTACATCTGGGTATAAAGAATTCCAAGTTACAGTCCAAAAAACTTTCTCAGATAAATTTACTGGATGGTCTCTTGGAGAATTGCAAATCTTAGACAATCTAAATGAACTATTTGATGGAGAAAGGGTTGTATTTCCACTCAAACTTTCCAAAAATTTCATAACTATCAGATCAGCAAGAGGATCCAATGTTAATATTGAAGACACTCTTCTAATATTCATTAATGACATTCTCCAAGTTCCAGGAAAGGCATATAAATTCCCAGGTGGTAGTACCATAACATTTACTGAAGCTCCCAAGGAAGGAGATACATCAAAAATTATTTTCTATAAAGGAAGTGGTGTAATTGATGTTATTGATAAAAATATTATGGAAACAGTCAAGGTAGGAGATGAACTGACAATATCATATGATCCATCAATAGGACAGCAATCAATTTTACAGGAAAATGAAAGAACGGTAAGTAGCATAAATTCTACAGATATTGTCAACACAAACCCATACTTTGGTCCAGGAAATATTGAGGATAATACCTTAGTTAGACCAGTTGTGTGGTGCAGACAAACTGAAGATAAGATTATTGATGGATTGGAGGTTGGAAAGGATAGGATTATCTATGAACCAATTATTAGTCCATTTGCATATATTATTAAGTCTGTTGGAATTGGATCTACAACCATATATGTTGATAATATAAGACCATTCTTTAATCCACAAAATGAAAATGATGTTACATTAGAATTCCAGAAGAAAATTACCATTACATCTCAGGATACAAAAATCTCTGCTGCTGCAACAGCATTGGTATCAACTGCAGGAACAATCCACTCAATTTCATTAAATGATGGTGGTATTGGTTACGATACTTCCCCAATAGTTACCATTCAAAATCCAGTGGGTCTTGGAACGACTCAGAGGGCAACAGCAGTAGCATCAATATCTCCAGTTACTGGAATTATCACATCATTAGTTGTTACTGGACCAGGAACTGGATACCTACAATCAAAACCACCGGTTATTCTCATTGAACCACCGACCCTCTCGGAAGAAATTAATATTGTCAATGAGTACAAAGGTGATTCCGGAGTAATTGTTGGATTTGGAATTACAACTACAGTTGGTCTTGAGAATAAAATCATATTTGATTTACATATTCCAACAGATTCATATTTAAGATCCACAAATGTCACAGGAATTGCAGTAACTCTCAGTTCTTTGAGTCGGGGAGATTACTTCGTTGTTTACAATTCAAATGTTGGTTCATCATCAACGGCAATATATTCTGGAAATCTTGACGGTGGATTTGTTGCAATTGGAACTCAATTTGTAGATAATGTATATCAAGTTGATACTTCAGAATTAGTTACTGCAAATGTAACTGGGATTGGAACAACTATCTTTAGAAGAGTATTTGCTAAAATTATTGGAATTTCTTCTTTAACATTCAGTTCCACATATGTTACCTTTGATTCAAGTATCATCAAATTTGATTCTGCAGTTGGTGTGGGATCAACTTCATACAGTGGAACTATTACTAAATCAAATTATTTTGGAAACTTTAGTTGGGGAAGAATTTCTATCCCATACAGAAGTGGTGAAAATAATTTTAATTTCTATGGAACAAATGGAGTTGGAGGTATTTCATCTTCATCTATAGTTAGAAGAACCAATCCACTAAAATATACCAGTTACATTCAATAAATACTTAAAAACTTTTTAAAAATGGCAAAGTTAGGAATAAGCACTGGAACTATTCCAAATGATGGGACGGGTGATAGCCTTCTTGTTGCAGGTGTTAAGATCAATAGCAACTTTGCTGAGTTATACACTTTACTTGGCAATGGTACGAATTTATCTGCAGGAATTGTAACATCAATTGTTGCTGGTACTGGAATTACCATTTCCGGATCAACTGGAATAGTAACCATACAGGTTGAGCCATCTATTTCCGGTACTGCTGGAACGTGGGCAACTACTGCGGTAGGTATTCACACACTAAAAAATGTTGGGATAGGTACTACAAATCCAACACAAAAACTTTCTGTTACCGGAAACGTTTATATTAGTGAATTTGTTGGAGTTGGAACTGCAAGTCCGAGTTATCCTCTGCACATAAGATCAAATCCAGGAACAACTGAACCATCAATTTCCATTATTCCAAATAATTCAACAAGACCAGCAACTATTAGACTTTCAAATAATAGTGCATCCAAGTTTGTTTTAGGTTTACAAAATTCATCTGGAAATAGTGATCTTAGCACATTTCCAGCATATGCCGGTGTTGTTGGATTAACATCAACAAATCCTCTAATTTTTGTAACAAACAGCATTGAAGGATTTAGACTGTCCGAGAATGGAAATCTTGGTCTCAATAGAACCACTCCAACATCAAAACTTGATGTATTTGGAGACGCCAAGATTAGTGGCATAGTTACAGCTGCTGGGTTTGTTGGATCTGGTGTTGGTTTAACTGGTGTAAGTGCAAATTATACCAATACTGCAGGTATAGCAACTTATGCACCTAATGCTGGTATTTCTACTTATTCCACTAATTCCGGTATAGCAACTTATGCCACAATTGCTGGATATTCTACCTCCAGTGGTATTGCTACTTATTCAACTAATTCTGGTATTGCTACCTATTCAACTAATTCTGGTATTGCTACCTATTCAACTAATTCTGGTATAGCAACTTATGCAACAATTGCCGGATACTCCACAAGTTCTGGTATATCAACAAATTCCACTTATGCCGGATATGCAACTACTGCTGGAATTTCTACCATAGCGCAAAATCTCACTGGAAATCCTAATATTACAGTTTCCTCCATTAATTCTTCCGGGATTGCCACGATTGGCATTCTTACCGCAACATCTTTATATGGAGATGCTTCATATACAGTTAGTGGTAAATGGACTGTTACTGGAGATGGTTACGATTTCTTCTTTACGGGTATTGGATTTACAAATCCATCAGGAACTGCTGATCCAGTATTATATTTGGCAAGAGGTCTTACATATCATATTGTAAATAGCACTCCAGATCATCCATTCGAAATTAGAAATCAAAATAATGGAACTTCATATAATAATGGAGTAGTAGGAAACGGTCAAACCATGACAACAATCAAATTTACAGTTCCATTTAATGCACCAAACACACTTTATTACCAATGTCCGGATCATACTGGAATGGGAAATACCATCAGAATTTATCCAGATCTTATTTGAGTTAACCTATAAATAATAAAAAAACTCTACAAAATGGCAGCAATTATAACCGATCAGATTAGAATATTAAATGCCAAAAATTTTGTGGCAGGTGTCTCAACGTCCGATAATTCATATTATTCATTTATTGGACTACCCAATCCATCAGACATTCAAAGTAATTGGGATAGTACTCCACCTCCGCCAAAAGATAGTTTCAACGAAGAAAATAATTATTGGGACACTATGATTGCTTTGAAGAAAATAACTTCAAGTGATGTTAGACAGGTAGTTGCAAGAAAATTGTGGTCTTCTGGCACAGTTTATGATATGTATCGTCATGATTATAGTAGGTCAAACATTGCAAAGGTGTCGGGTGCGACAAGTTTATATTCAGCATCTTACTATATTTTAAATAGTGATTATAGAGTTTATATCTGTCTTCAAAATGGAACCGATGTTGATAATCCAAGTGGAAGACCGTCACTAGATGAACCAACATTTACCGACTTAGAACCAAGAGCAGCTGGAACTAGTGGTGATGGTTATATTTGGAAATATCTTTACACAATTAGACCAAGTGACATTAAGAAGTTTGATTCAACAGATTTTATTCCTGTCCCATCTGATTGGCAGACAAGTATCGATAATTCTTCAGTTAGAGATAATGCTGTAGATGGATCAATTAAGATAATCACCATAACGAATAGGGGAGTTGGTCTTGGTACAGCAAATGTAACTTACACCAGAGTTCCGATTAAAGGTGATGGCACCGGGGCAGAATGTACCATTGTAATTAATAATGACCAACAAGTAGAGTCTATCACAGTTTCAAGCCAGGGGTCTGGATATACATATGCAAATGTTGACTTGGTATCAGGAAATGTTCCCACAGGATTAACCAGACCATCCTTTGATGTAATAATTACCCCAAAAGGAGGTCATGGAGCAGATATTTATAGGGAATTGGGTGCATATAATGTTCTCTTATATTCAAGAATTGAAAATGACATACAAAATCCGGATTTTATTATAGGAAATCAAATAGCAAGAATAGGAATTGTTGAAAATCCTAAGGCATATGGGTCAAATCAAAATCTTGGTATAGATAAGGCAAGTGCAGTTTATGCCATGAGATTAACAGGAGCAGGATACAGTTCAGCATCATTTATTGCAGATTCTATAGTATCTCAAACAGTTCAAACTGGAAAAATTGCTGTAGGTAAAGTTATTAATTATGACCAAACAACTGGGGTTCTTAAATATTGGCAAGATAGATCTCTTGCAGGATTTAATACTGTAGGAACAGCACAAACAAATCCATTATATGGATTTGATCTTACTGAATTTACCAGTTTTCCTTCTGCCGGTGGAAATTTGGTTATATCTGGTGGATCGGTGAATCTATCAATAAGTACATCATTTACAGGTATTTCGACTGTAATAAATAATAGAACCTATTATCTGGGTCAATCTTTTGTTAATGGGTTATCCAATCCTGAAGTCAAAAAATATTCAGGAAATATCATTTACGTGGATAATAGACCATCTATCACAAGATCGTCAAATCAAAAAGAAGATATTAAAGTCATTTTGCAGTTCTAAAGAATTATGTCTCAGGAAACCAATCTCAATGTATCGCCATATTTTGATGATTTTGATGCAAATAATGACTATTATAAAGTTCTTTTTAAACCTGCATATCCAATACAGGCAAGAGAACTAACTACTTTACAGTCTATTCTTCAAAATCAAATTGAAAAATTTGGTCAACATTTTTTCAGAGAAGGTGCTAAGGTTATTCCAGGAAATACTGGATATAATGCACTGTATTATGCTGTTCAAATTAATAATACATATCAAGGAGTTCCGGTAGAAGCCTACGTATCTCAATTGGTTGGGGCAAAAATAACAGGACAAACATCTGGAGTTACTGCCGTAGTAGAGCAAGTTCTGTTCTCAAAAGATTCTGAAAGAGGAAATGTAACTCTTTATGTAAATTATTTGGGTTCCAGTACAGAAAATAATACTTCTCAACAATTTTCTGATGGAGAGTTATTAACTTCCAATAATATTATTTCATCTGGATTATTGGGAAATTCAACTATTGCTGCAGGAGAACCATTTGCATCAACGATTGCTAGTAACTCTGGTGCAATCGGATCTGCATTTTCAATTCAAGATGGTGTTTATTTTATTCGTGGTCAGTTTGTAAGTGTAAGCAAAGAGACTATTATACTTGATCAATATACTAATAAACCAAACTATAGGGTAGGTTTGTATGTAAGTGAAGAAATTATAACTTCAGATATTGATCAATCATTAAATGATAATTGTCAAGGGTTCAATAACTATGCTGCTCCTGGAGCAGATAGACTAAAAATTACAGCATCTCTTTATAAAAAGAGTCTGAATGATTTTAATGATAATGGATTTGTAGAACTTGCTACCATTACCGATGGTGTAATTAGATCTCAACAAAAACCTGGAGGGAGCAGTTCTGCTGGCGGAATGGCATATCAGGATTGGACTGATATCTTAGCAAGAAGAACTTATGCAGAATCTGGGGATTATTATGTTTCTCCATTTGACATCAGCACTAAAGAATCATTAAATGACAATGAAGGGAATAGAGGAGTCTTTAATATAGGTCAATTTACTTATGGTGGTTCAACGCCATCAAATGACCTGGCATTATATCAAATTTCTCCAGGTAAAGCATTTGTTAGAGGATATGAATGCGAATCTCTGAATTCAACCTTTTTGGACGTTCCAAAACCAAGAACTACTACTACACTATCAAATCAAGCAATTAATTATAACACAGGTCCAACCTTCAAATTAAATAGAGTATTTGGGGCACCAAAGGTAGGACTGGGAAATACTTACTATGTAAGTTTAAGGGATACTAGAGTTGGTACGTCCCAGACTACCTCTCCAGGAAAAGAAATTGGTGTTGCAAGAGTTTATGATTTCAAATTAGAGTCAGGATCTTACAACTCGACAAATTCAAATTTAAATGAATGGAGTGTTGCTTTATATGATATTCAAACAACAACAGAGATTACATTAAACGAAACTATATCTCTTGCCGTTCCCTGCAGAATCAAAGGAAATAGTAGTGGGGCTACTGCGTTCCTGAAGGATGACGTAACTAATTCAAAAGCAATTGTTGTTTATGGTAAGAGGGGAGATTTCATTGTAAACGAATCTTTCAGTTTTGATGGAATTGTAGATGGCAGAGTTGGGGTTGCAATTACTTCATATGATATTTCTGATGTAAAATCCATATATGGTTCTGTCGGCACTGCATCAACATTTACTGCAGATACAATCCAATCCCCAAAACTTAATGTTGGTATAGCGTCTATTAGTCCAGTATCGGGAGGAATTAGTACAGTAAGAAGTACATATCCATATTTTCCAGGAACAACAAAAGTTGGCAATGTTGTAAGATTTACAGATGTTACTAGTGTTGATCCAATATATGCCCAAGTAGTTGGAGTAACAACAAATTCATTAACAATTAGTGGGATTACTACTGTAGCAGGTATTTGTAATAATAAACTTCCATCAGCATTTGCCACTGCAACAGATTTTACAATACTTAGTACCAATTTAGAATCATCATCTGACAATACATTATATACAAGATTGCCAAAGAAGAATATCTCTTCAGTAGATTTAACAGATGCTTATCTAACCATCCGAAAGACATTTACAGTAAATATTACTAATAATAAATTATCAACTGCTGTTGATGCTGGACAAAATGAAACTTTTTTGCCATTTGATGAGGAAAGATATGCAATTATAAGATCTGATGGGTCAACCGAAGTATTAACTTCAGACAAATTATCTTTTACTAATGGTGGAGCAACTGTTCAAATTTATAATTTGGGTACTAATAATACAGGAGCAACTTTAGTTGCAACTTTAAGAAAGAATAAACCAAAAGCAAAAATTAAAAGAAAAAATAGAGTAAATTATACTACAGTAGATAAATCAAAATATGATGGATCAGGTACGGGTGCAACTACACTAGATGATGGATTAACATATGGAAACTATCCGTTTGGCACCAGAGTTCAAGATGAATTAATTTCTCTTAATGTATCAGATATTGTTGAAATTTATGGAGTATTTGAATCTTTAGATTCATCTTCTAGTCCATCAGCACCAACAATGATTATTTCTGCTGCAGGAGGAGGAATTACTCAGACTACAGATTTGATTATTGGAGAAAAGTTTACTGGTGAGTCTAGTGGAGCAACTGCTATTGTTGCAGAAAGATTAACTAACTCCAAAATTTCTTTTCTCTATAAAAATAACAATACATTTAAAGAGGGAGAAAGAATTAAATTTGAAGAGTCTGGAGCACAGGCTCAAATTACAATCTTAGATACACCTAGCAAAAATATTTCAGCAAACTTTACTTTTACAACAGGTCAAGAATCTACATATTATAATTATGGAACTATTAATAGAAAATCTAATGCAAACGAACCATCCAAGAAATTAAAAATATATTTTTCAAATGGTTATTATGAGTCAACAGATGATGGGGATGTCACAACAGTAAATTCTTATACTGGATTCTCTTATGCAAAAGAAATCCGATCAATCAATGGTATAAGAAATTCTGATATGATAGATATCAGACCAAAAGTTTCTGATTATACAGTTTCCGAAAATGCAAGATCGCCACTAGAATTCTATGGAAGAACTTTTAATGCTACAGGAAATTCTGCTTCTAATGTTTTAGCATCGGACGAATCTATATTAGCATCATTTTCATATTATCTTGGCAGAATTGATAGAATTTATTTGTCAAAGGATGGAAAGTTTCAAATAAACTATGGAACGCCTTCAGAAAAATATGAAAAACCTGTATCAGTAGACGATTGCCTTGAAATTGCCACAGTAACTTTACCACCATATCTTTATAATACTTCTGATGCAATTATAGAATTTTTGGATCATAAGAGATATCAAATGGTTGATATCAAAAATCTTGAGAATAGAATTAAAAATTTAGAGTATTATACAACATTATCTTTACTTGAGGCAAATACTGCAAGTCTATTTGTATCTGACAATAATGGTCTTAATAGATTCAAATCCGGTTTCTTTGTTGACAACTTCACAACTCTAAGAGCACAAGAAGATGGTATTCTATACAAGAATAGTATTGATCTCGAAAATAAAGAACTTCGTCCACAACATTACACAACATCAGTAGATTTAATTAATGGTCCAGTTGTTGGTATTAACTATGCTACAGAAGATCTTGCCTTTGGAACTATCGAGGGCATTAATGTAAGGCAAAGTAATGATGTTCTTACATTAGATTATTCTGAAGTTGAATGGCTCAAGCAATCATTCGCAACTAGATCAGAAAGCGTAACTCCATTCCTAATTAGTTTCTGGCAAGGAACTCTGGAATTAACTCCAGCAACGGATACTTGGGTCGATACGGTAAGATTAGAAGCAAAAATTATTAATACTGAGGGTAATTATGCAGAAACTCTCTCTGATGCAGTTAAGAGACTGAATGTAGACCCTCAAACTGGCTATGCTCCAACTGTTTGGAATGCTTGGCAAACTACATGGACGGGGCAAGAAACCGTCAATGGAACTGAAACAAGAACGGTCACCTCTGGAGGAAATTGGCGAGGTGGTGGTGGAGCTATAGAAATTGTAGATACTGAAACAACAACTGTTTATCTCGACACAACAAGAGAAGTCAGAGAAACTGGAGTTGAAAGTAGAACAGGATCTACAACTATTGTTACTGCACAATTTGATAAGACATCTGTTGGTGACCGAGTTGTTAGTAGAGATATAATCTCTTTCATGAGATCTAGAAATATAGAATTTGTTGCCAAGAAAGTTAAACCACTCACCAGATTATATGCATTCTTTGATGGAATTAATGTAACAAAATATTGTATTCCAAAACTTCTTGAAATTCAGATGGTTTCTGGAGTTTTTAGAGTTGGAGAAACTGTTACTGGTATTTCTCGTGGAACTGGTCTCGGAATCAACGAATCTGCAGATAGACCGAAAATTACATTTAGAGTTGCTAAGTCAAATCATAGAGAAGGACCTTACGATGCACCTTCTATAACATATCCACAAAATCCATACACATCACAACCATTACAAGATACTTATTCATCAACTTCAACTATAATTAACGTAGATACCTTTTCATTAGCAAATCAACCGCAAGGAGAGTATAGTGGATGGGTTGAAAGTGATATGACTCTTGTTGGAAAAACAAGTGGGGCTCAGGCAATCATCACAAATGTAAGATTGGTATCAGATCTTGCTGCCAATCTTATCGGCAATTTCTATATTCCCAATCCAAATAATGGAGCACATCCAAAATTCCAAACAGGAACAAAAACACTAACTTTTGTCAACAATGATGCGAATGATCAAAATGTTGCAACAACGGTTGCCGAAGAGGCATTTAGTGCCAGTGGAACATTGGAAACGGTTCAAGAAAATATTATTTCGGTAAGAAATGCAAGGATTCAAAATAAGCAGGAATTTGATCAGAGAGCTGTATCCAGAACAACTGGAACGCAGATTGTTAACAGTACTGTAATTTCACAGTCAAGTAGACAAGTCGTAGTTGGTTGGTATGATCCTTTAGCACAATCATTCTTAGTTGACAATGATACTGGAATATTCTTAACCAGATGTGATGTTTTCTTTAGATCAAAGGATGACATGGATATTCCAGTCACCTTCCAACTGAGAACTATGAATAATGGTTTCCCAACACAAAAAATTATCCCATTCTCGGAAATTACTTTAGATCCAGAACAAATTCAAACTTCAGGTGACGGATCTGTAGCAACATCATTTAATTTCAAAGCTCCTGTTTACTTGGAAGGTGGTAAGGAATATGCAATATGTTTAGCATCAAATTCAACAAAATATAGTGTTTATATTTCCAGAATTGGAGAAAATGATTTATTGACACAAACATACATTTCAAATCAACCATATTTGGGGTCTCTATTTAAATCGCAAAATGCATCCACTTGGGAAGCAAGTCAATGGGAAGATCTTAAGTTTACTCTTTATAGGGCAGAATTTGCATCTTCTGGAAGTGTAGAATTCTATAATCCAGCATTGACTCAAGGTAATAGTCAGATTGCAAAATTAATGCCAGATTCTATGGTATTAAACTCAAGAAAACTTTCAATCTCTATTGCATCAACTATAACTGATGCAAATATGAGAATTGGTAATACAATCTTACAATATAATACTACAGGAAGTGGTAATTATGTTGGAAGTGCTGGTAGTGCAACTGGAACTTTGAATATTATTAATGCTGGAATTGGATATACTCCAGCAAGTAGTGCTCTTCAGTTTAACGGAGTATCTCTACAAACAATAACTGGTAGTGGAAATGGAGCAACAGCAAACATTACAGTAAGTAATGGTGTTGCCGTTGCGGCAACTATTGTAAGTGGTGGGTATGGATACAGTAAAGGTGACGTTTTAGGAATTACTTCAATTGGCAATTTTAATACTGGATATAATGCCAGATTCTCTCTTGTATCAATTGCAGGAACAAATCAATTAATTCTTGACAACGTTCAGGGAGATTTTCAAGTTGGAGTTGGGAATACTTTAAGATTTACAAATAATTCGGGAATAACAACCAATATTAATGGAATATCTGGAAATGTATTAATTAATGCAATTAATGTTAAACAAGATGGTTTGCATATTAGGGTAAATCATAAAAATCATGGCATGTATGCCAATCAAAACCTGGTCTATATTTCAGGAGTTCAATCTGATGTCAAACCAACAAGGTTATTGGTTCCAATTAAATATAATTCAACTTCAACAATTTCTGTTGAGGATGTTGCAAACTTAACAACTTTTGAAGGAGTTGGAATTGGAACAACAAATCCTGGATATTTGCTAATTGGTAATGAAATTCTTTCATATACAGCAACATCTTCCGGAACAGTTGGTGGCACAATTGTAAGGGCAATAAATGGTGTCAGTGAGGACTATCCTGCCGGAACGCCAGTCTACAAGTATGAAATGGGATTAATTTCATTACTCAGAATTAACAGAACTCATGATCTCCAAGATGTAACTACATCAAATTCAATAGGATTTGATTATTATGACATAAAGATAAACACCGCAGAAAATGGTATTGATCGATCAACTTCAAGTATTGGATTCCCAACTCTTTATTTTGACCAAACAAAATCTTCAGGCGGAACAGAAATAACAGCAACACAAAATATTCCATTTGAAATTATTACACCAATTGTTCAGAACGTAACAGTTCAAGGAACATCACTCAGTGCAGAAATGAGGACTATTACCGGAACAAGTATAAGTGGAAATGAGTTGCCATATATTGATAATGGATATGAGACGCTCGCTATTAACAAATCAAATTATCTTGACAGTACCAGACTTATTGCTTCTACAGTAAATGAATATGACAAACTTGATAATCTTGAAGGCAATAAATCATTCAATATGAGATTATTATTAAATACTACTAATACAAAATTAAGTCCAGTAATTGATACCCAAAGAGTTGCTGCTATTTTTACTTCAAATAGGATTAATAGTGTAATTACAGATTATGTTGCTGATAATAGAGTCAATTCTATTACAGATGATCCAACAGCATTCCAATATCTATCTAAAGAAATTATATTACAAAACTCAGCAACTTCTATCAAAGTTTTATTATCTGCACATATTAATATCTACTCAGATATTCGCGCATTTTATGCAATTGGTGATAAGCAAAACTTTACTCCAATTTATGTCCCATTCCCAGGATGGTCAAACTTAGATTCAAGAGGTCAAGTTATTAATTATGCAAATAGTGACGGTTCTTCTGATAGTTATGTTTCAAAATCAACTACTATAGGATTTTCTCCTGAAACTATTCAGTATACTGAATATAGTTTTACTGCTGATAAGTTACCATCATTTAGGAATTATAGAATAAAAATTATAGCAACCGGAACAAACCAAGTTTATGTACCAAGAATAAAAGATCTAAGAGTTATTGCACTAGCTTGACATGAATTATTATAAAGTTGAGGGTCATAACCATTTAGTGAGAGATCCGGAAACAAATTCCATTATTAATGCAAATATGACAGATCATCAAGAATATCTTGCAAAACGTAATGCAAGAGATGAAGAGAATCAAAAGATACAAAATTTGGAATCAGATGTTGCTAACATTAGAGGTGATTTGGATGAAATTAAATTTTTATTGAGGAGTATAGTTAATGAATCCCGATGATATAACGATTAACAATCTTAGCAAAAATTTTGAGTATTATAAATCTGCATCAGAAATTGATTCAATAGATAGTTTGGAAGATCTCAAATTAATTGCAAAGTCATATTGCAAACTTTATTATGCCCAGCAAGAGGCAATAATGAACCTTGCTGATATTAATCTATAAATATTTTTAAAAGGTAAACAATAAATGGCGCAACCATCTACTAGACAAGAACTAATAGATTATTGTAAAAGAAAACTGGGGGCGCCAGTTTTGGAGATCAACGTTGCCGATGAGCAAATTGAGGATCTGGTTGACGATGCAGTACAATTTTTCCAAGAAAGACACTTTGATGGCGTCTATCCAACATTCTATAAGTACAAACTAACAGACCAGGATATTTTAAGAGGAAGAGCAACAATAGATAAAAGTCCTGTTGGACTTGCAAGTACATCTGCCACAACAAATATTGTCGGCACTGCAACGACTTTTACATATTATGAAAATAGTAATTATTTACAAGTTCCACCAAACATAATAGGTGTGACAAAGATTTTTCATTATGATGGTTCAAATACAATCACCAGTAGCATGTTTAGTGTGAAATATCAATTATTTTTAAATGATGTTTATTACTGGGGTACGACCGAACTTTTGAGTTATGCAATGGTTAAGACGTACTTAGAAGATTTAGATTTCTTACTGACGACTCAAAAACAAATACGTTTTAATAAAAGACAAGATAGACTTTATTTGGATATTGATTGGTCTTCCGTTAGAGCTGGAGAATTTATAATTTTAGATTGTTTTAGTACGGTGAATCCAAATGATTATGGTAGAGTTTGGAATGATTCTTTTATAAAACCATATCTAACTGCCCTAATTAAAAGACAATGGGGACAAAATCTAATTAAATTCAATGGTGTTAAACTTCCAGGTGGAGTTGAACTAAACGGAAGACAACTTTATGATGATGCACAAAGAGAAATTGATGTTTTGATGGAGAAGATGTCAAATACATACGAACTTCCACCGTTCGATATGATAGGATAAGCATATGGCACTCAATCCATTCTTTCTTCAGGGTTCAAAGGGAGAACAAAATCTCATTCAAGATTTAATTAACGAACAAATACAAATTTATGGTGTAGAAGTTCACTATTTGCCAAGAAAATTTCTAACAGAAAAGACGGTAATAAGAGAAGTTATCGAATCTATGTTTGATGACGCATATCCAATTGAGGCATATTTAGAAAACTTTGATGGATATGGAGATAATACAACAATACTTTCCAAATTTGGTATTCAGGCATTAAATGAACTTTCAATTACAATTTCAAGAGAAAGATTTGAGACATATATTACACCATTACTGAAGAAAGAAACTGACGTAAAACTTCGCCATAGACCCAAAGAAGGAGATTTAATTTACTTTCCTTTGGGTGATAGATTATTTGAGATCAAATTTGTAGAGCACGAACAACCATTTTATCAGTTACAAAAAACTTATACATATACACTAAAATGCGAACTCTTTAGGTATGAAGATGAGGTTATTGCTACAGGTGTTGGAGAAATTGATGACACCTTGGAAACAGGAATTGCTCAGTTAGGATCTGGTGAGAATGATAGTTTGCATGGAATACCAATCGGACAAATTCAAAGACTAACCGTTGTTGGAATTGCATCAACTGCTACAGCAACTGCAACTTTGGTAAATGGTGGAATTAGGTTCTTCACTATCAATAATAGAGGCGGTGGATATTCTGCTGCACCAAGAGTTGCAATATCTTCAGCACCATCTGGAGGAGTTACTGGAGTTGGATCTGCAACAATGATTAGTGGAATTGTTGTATGCAACGACAACGTAGACCCAGGACTACAATCAATTCAGTCTCTTGAGGTAATTAATGCTGGTTCTGGTTATATACTGCCACCAAAAGTTGCGTTCTTTGGTGGCGGGGGAGCAGGAGCAGCTGCAACAGCAACTATTGGAAATGGTGTTGTTGGTACAGTTAATCTAATAAATGGTGGATCTGGATATACAGTATCGCCATTAATTACGTTTGTTGGAGTTTCAACTTATAATGTTTCGGCAGCTGCAACTGCTATTGTAAGTGCTGCAGGAACTATCACACAAATCAGATTAGTTAGTGCCGGACTTGGTTATACTATTGCACCGACCATTTCAATTTCCTCCCCAAATTCAACAGGAACGGGAGATTTTGAATTTAATGAGGTAATTGTTGGATCAGCAACAAGTACAATGGCAAGAGTAAGATCTTGGAACTCTGTTACTAATCTTTTAGAGGTTTCTCAAGTAACTGGTTCTTTTGCTATTGGCGAAAATATCGTAGGACAAGTATCAGGAGCTACGCACGAACTTCGTACAATCAACATTGATCCGATTGATGATGGTTATACTGCAAATAGTGAAATTGAAACAGAAGCAGATCTTATTATAGATTTTTCAGAAAAAAATCCTTTTGGAATGCCATAAATATAAGTTATTATATGTAAATAGTAACATTAGAGGATTTCATACAATGTTTGAATATTTTTACAACGAAATTTTGAGAAGAACAGTTGTTGCCTTTGGTTCCCTGTTTAATAACATAACTATCAAACATACAAATTCTTCCAAAGAAGTTGTAAGTGAATTTAAAGTTCCTCTCGCATATGGACCAACTCAAAAGTTTTTGGCAAGACTGGAGCAATCACCAGATCTCAATAAATCAGTTCAAATTACATTGCCAAGAATGTCATTTGAATTTACTGGATTAACATACGATTCAACAAGAAAAGTTACTACAACTCAAACACTTACTGCAAGATCATCTGTTGATGGGGCAGAAACAAAGAAAGTATATATGCCAGTACCTTACAATATGGCATTTGAATTGAGTATTATGGCAAAATTAAATGATGATGCCCTACAAATTATAGAGCAAATATTACCATATTTTCAACCAGCATATAATTTAACAATAGAACTTGTAGATATTATTGACGAAAAAAGAGATGTTCCAATTGTTTTGGAAAACATAACAATGCAAGACGACTATGAGGGTGATTTTTCTTCCAGAAGAGTTTTAATCTATACTCTAAGATTTACTGCAAAAACATATCTATTTGGTCCTACAACGTCAGCAACAAAAGATATTATCAAAAAAACTACTATCAGCTATATTACTGGATCGAGTACAGATACCCCATCAAGAGAAGTTGTTTATTCGGCAACACCAAGAGCAATTAAGAATTATACGGGTGTAGTCTTAACAAATATTTCAAAAGATATCACTTCTGAAGATATATTGATTCATACCATCAATGCAAGTTCCATTCAAGAAAATACGTATATTGATATTGATGGTGAAGAAATGTATATTAAAGCAATTGATAATAATATCTTAACCGTAATTAGAGGTAAAGATGGAACTAAAAAAACATCACATTTATCTGGATCAGAAATAAAGTCAATTACAATCACAGACAATGAATTGATTGAAGAGGGTGATGATTTTGGATTTTCTGGGTTAACGGAATAGTAAAAATCAAGATGACAAAAAAATTTGATAGTTTAAACGACACATTCAATGTTAGTGGTGAAATTGTATCTGCCGATTTTGAACCTGTTGACAGTAAGGTAGAAAAAGTTTCTACAGCCACAGAAGATATTAAGAAGGACTATGAATATACAAGAGGAAATTTATATTCGCTCATAGAAAAGGGGCAGGAAGCAATTAATGGAATTCTTGAACTTGCCAGAGAAAGTGAAATGCCTCGTGCATATGAAGTGGCAGGACAACTAATCAAAAATGTATCCGATGCAACCGATAAATTAATGGATCTTCAAAAGAAACTAAAGGATATTGAAGAAGAAAGGGGTGTAAGAGGACCTACAAGCGTTACAAATGCCCTTTTTGTTGGATCAACTGCAGAATTATCAAAATTGCTTAAAAATAATCAACTGAATCAAGATAATAAATAAAAATAAAAATGCCTAAACTGAAATCCCATAAAACAGTTGAACAGATTGCAAAAAAGCATAATCTTGATGTTTCTTTTATTCAGAAGCAACTGGACATGGGAGAACCCATAGAGCACGAGCATACTAAAGATCATACTCTTGCGATGGATATTGCTCTTCAACATTTAGATGAAATTCCTGATTATTACACTCGCTTAAAAAAAATGGAAGCATCAGCAAAGAAAGAACATAAGAAGTTTAAGGATGTAAAAGAATCTAATGAAGAGCAAAGATATTGTCCTCTTTGCGACAAAAGAGAATCAAGATCAGAATGTTCCTATGGAGAGAAAGCATGGGATAAGGTTTCTGTAAGAGATCACGAATATTCTATGGCAAGATCTGAACTTGCTACTATGTCAGATGCCATAAAGAGACTTCAAAAGAAAATGGGAAAGGGTGAAGGAAATATTGAGGCTTGGGTTCAATCAAAAATTACCAAGGCAGCAGATTATATTGATACCGCAGCAGATTACGTTGCAAGTGGAGAGATGGAAGAATCTTGCTGGGTGGGATATAAGCAGGAGGGTTTAAAGAAAAAAGGAAAGAGAATGGTTCCAAACTGTGTTCCAAAACTAAAGGAACATAGAGGA